ACGACCCTGACGGAGAACTGACGCTGCTCGAGCAGATCGACGCCTATTACGCTCACCACCAGGGGAAGGACTAGGGAACGCCGTGACAGACCTAATGGACCCAGAATGGCTGCGCCCGTGCATCTGCGCTTATTGGGATGGTGAACGATGGCATCGCCTTCCGCGCTGTCCGCGTTTTATCGACCGTTGTCATGGCGTCGGAGAGCCAGATCGCCGTGACGTGTCGCTGGTACAAATCATCCGCGTCACGGCTTAGGAGAAGGGAACGATGGGCGTTTCAATCATGATGAGGCCCGGCACCGTGATGCGCTCGAAGGGTGACCCGGTGAATATTACCCCAGGTCTACGCTCAAAGGCCGCGGCCGTGATACGGACCCATTTTGGAGAGTCGCCAGTGGAGATTGATCGGGACCATGCGTGCACTCTCGCCCTGCTCGCTAATGGAGCCACCGTGTTCGCTGCGGACGAAGATAATCTGTGGAAGAAGATGCTTGATGCCGTCCGCGAGCACGGCTGCATTGTCATCACTATGGAATACTAAAAGAGGGGAAGGGAAGCTATGAGCGCGTGGCGCGACTTCCCGCTCTCCAACAGCATCGCCCGCGCCCCTTAGGCGTTGCCCTTGGTCTTCAGCCCGGCACCCATGAGGGCGCTGAGGGCCTTGCTGTACTCGACCAATTCGCTGCTCAGCGCCGTGATGGTCGCGAGCGTCTCGTCCTGGGGGGTGTCGTTTTGAATCGCCGCCGTGACGGTCAAAAATATATAAGTCGCGCCGGCGAAGAACGACGCCCGCATGTCGATGAGTTGCGCCTCGGGCGCGTCCGGCGCGATCGAGGCGTCGCGGAACCCTTGCCATCCCCCCTCGACCAGCTTGCCCTGGCCGGCGGCCATGAATTTCCGCGAGAGTTCCCGCATCATCGCCCGCTGCTCTTTGTTCATTGGCTAGTCCGCCTCGACATAGGCTATGCCCGGTGCTGTAGGGTTATCCCACACCCTTCCTGCTGTGATATATAATTTGGCGTTACCCCGAGGCCATGCGAGTCAAGCAACCGGGTGGCCTTACTTGAGCGAGGCATGGGGGTTCCTACCCGAACATGCCTCGCTCACCTCTTTGAGGAGCAACCATGCCGAACCAAAAGCCGCGTAGCGCCAAAGCCAAGAAAGCGGCCATGCAGCGCGTGATGGGCGAATTCAAGACCGGCGAGCTGCGCAGCGGCTCGAAGACGGGGCCGCGGGTGAAGAAGCCGAAGCAAGCGATTGCGATCGGGCTGAGCGAGAGCGGCCAGGCGCGCAAGCCGGGCGCGAAGAAGCGGCTGTCGAACGTCAGCTTCTAATCCGCCGTCTCGGCCTCGACCTCTTCCCGCTCGGCTTCCGCCTCGATCAGTGGCAGCGGCTTGATCTCTGTGTGTGTCAGCTTGTCCAGATAGTCGCGCTGATTGCGGGTCAGCATGCGCTCGCTCTCGTCGTGCTTCTTCAGCTTCATCAAGATCTCACCCAGCACCTCGCGGTTCTGCGATTGGATGCCGAGCGATTTCAGGGCGACATAGCCGTTGATGATGGTGGCGCTCGCGGCGCGCTGGATCGTCAGCGATCTTACCCACTGGCGATGATCGCGCGGCACCCTGGTCTTGATGATCTCGAAGAGCCGGATCGACGCCGTCGGCACCAGGACTTGCTCGAAATAGCCGAGCGGGTCGGTTCGCGGGTCGATGGACCGGCGGCGGGGGGCCTTCTGGGGAGGTGGGGCGACCTTTTTGCGCGGCATTAGTACTCCATTCGGTCTGCAAAGCCGAGCGACTGCACCTTCGGGATCTCGTCGCGCAGGCGCCGGCCGATGTCGATGCGCCAACCGGGGCTGTTCGGGATCTTGATCCGATTTAGCGCGCGATAAGCAACCTCCCGGGCCTGCCGCACCGTATCGCCTGTGCCCGTTACCGTCAGCACGTAATCGCCCGCGGTGACGAGACAGGGCGCCGTCACCACCTCGCCGGCAATATCCTGCGGCGCTTCTCCGACCATCATCTCCAGCGGCGAGACCTTCTCCAGGACCCCCGGGGTGAGGCCGTAGACCGGCACGCCGATCACCTCTTTGCCGGTCTGATGCGAGAAGGGGAAGTCGCCAATGGAAACCACGACGCCAACCGCCACCTTGTCGAAGATCAGATGCGGCATGTCTTGGCCGGTCGCGAGCGCGTGCAGCCATTCGGCATCGTCGCCCTCGTGCAAAGAGCGCTGAATGTTGAGGGTGGGATAGCCGAAGCGCATCGTGAACTCGAGCGGCCACGGTGTGCCCGCTTCGTCGATGATGCAATTGACATCGACATAGCCGACATAGCCGGTGGCGGCGAGCGCGTCGGCCATTGGCTCCAGCACCATCTTTGCCAGCTTGGAGCGCTTCACGTAGCGCATCACGGTGCCCTGCTCGCCGGTGGCGACGCCGAGATCGCCGGCGAGCATCTTCTTGAACTCCCAATTCTCCAGCCGACCCTCGTTGAAGCCGCCCGGCCCGAACCAGCCGCCGACGGCCATCTCGCAGCCGTCCACCTTCTCCTGCAGGATGAACGAGCCCTTGTGGCGCTTCGCCTTTTTCCAGCGCTCGAGCATGTAGACGAGATCTGCGGGCGACTTGGCGACATAAGAGAGCGACTTGTCGGGCTCGTCGCCGCACGGCTTGGAAACGAAGGCGCGGCCCTCCTTTTTCACATAGGCGATGGCGTCATCGTAGTTGGTGAACTCGCGATAGCTCGGCACAGCGATGCCGTGCTTCTCGAAGATCGATTGCCCGAGGGTACGGTCGAGCTCCCAGGCGGCGGCGTCCTGGGTCGCGCCGACGATGACCGCTTGCGGATAAGAGCGGCGGAAATTATCGAGCTCGCGAACGTAGATGGTGTTGCTGGTCAAGACGATGAGATCGGCCCAGCGCAGCCACGGCTTGAAATCGGGGATGCGCTCGACCATGCCTTTGCCGACGAGGGCCTTGCGATCGGTGTGGCGCACGTACCAGCGGACATCGTGCCCCGCCTTCTGCATGCGCCAGACGAAATCGACCTCGGGCCGGTCGTCGTCGATGACGAGCAGTTTCATTGTGCCGACCTCTGCAGCTCGAGGCGGCCGGCGCGGCGCGCTGCGTCCTGTGCGTCCTTGGCTTTGAAATGCTCCTTCGCCGCGGCTTGCTGCTCGGTCGGGCTGCTCACGCCGATCTGCTGCAGCAGGAACTGGCTCGGTGTGGTGGTGCCTCCGATGATGCGCTGCGCCTGGCCGATCGGCTGCAGCTTGGAGCCAACCCAGGCGAGGAGATCGCGGATGAACTGGCCCGGGTGCCCGTCGGTGAGGTTCTCGGGATAGGCGATCGGCAGGCCACTCCAGGAATATTTTCCGCGAATGAGTTCGATCGGCGCCTCGATCGTTCCAATCGAAAACACTGACTGCGCGCCTTGCGCCGGCCCCTTCTCGCCAGTCGCCACGTCTATTGCCGCTTGCGGAACCGACATCGCGCCCGGACGCGAGACCTTGGCATTGGGATTGCTGGTGATCGCCTGCCACGCCTTGTCGAGCATGGGGTAGTAGACCGTGAGCAGCACGCCCAGCATCGCCAGCTTGTCGAGCGTCTCGGCGCGCTGCTTCAGCGGCACGTCCCGCGCCACGAGATCGCGCGCCATCGTCATGTAGGAGGCGAGGCGGTTGTACTGATAGCGCCCGAACATCGTCGCCAGCGGATGTGTCAAGATCTCGCTGAGCATGCGCTGGCCGAGCACCTGGCCAGGGACGCGGTAGTTCGGCATGTGCGCTTCGGTCTCGCGGATTGCCTTCTCAAGCGACATGCCCTTACCTTCGAGCTCCTTGATGCGCGCCACCGAGAGCGCGTCGCCGAAGCTCCACAGCGCCGTGTTCGAGACCGAATAGAGGCTACGGATGAGCTCGACGGGGTTGGCCTTGCCCGCGAGGGTGGCGATGTGCTTCCAGGCGCCGGGATTTGCCGCGACATCCTCGCCCAGCTTGGAGATGAGCGTGTTGTGCACGTCGCGGGTGATGTTGCGGGCATAAGGCAGGCTCGCGCCGGAGCGCAAGATGCGCATGTAGTCGGCATCCTGGGTCGCGACCGAGCGCGCCGCGTTGAGCAGGCTCTTGAAGGTCGAGGGGATGCTGGTCGCGGTGCCGACCAGCCCCTTCTCGACGAAATAGTGGTTGGCGACGTTCCGCATATGCGGGATCGGATTCCAGAAGATGCTGCCCTTGATGAAGCTGCCCGCCTTGTCGAGCGCGCTCTCCAGCCCTTCGATCTCGCGCTGGCGGCCGAGCGCGTCGTCGAGCGCGTCGGCAAGCGGCGCTTCCATGTAGTACTGCCGGAACTGCGGCATCTTCGGGATGCGCCACTCCCGGCCATTGGTGACGGGCGCGGAGGCATGATCGCTTACCTTGACCGCGACCTTCTCCCAATCGGGCGACGCCTTCATGTCCTCAATGAACTGCGCGTTGCGCACGGCGCTGCGCAGCTTGGCAACATTGTCGAGCCGGTTGGCGAGGACGTTCTTCTGATAGCGGGTCTGGGCGACCGCCTCGATCTCCTTGGTGGTGGCGGGCTCGAGCTTCCAGGTCTCGCCGCCGACGCGCACCTTCGAGCCGGCCTCGATCTTCTGTCCTTTGCCGAAGGTGCCGACCTCGCGCGGCTCGGTGGTGCCATCGAAGCCGAGCACGGTGCCGTCGGTGCCGACATGAACGACGGTGCGCTCGCCGGTCGAGGGGTTGACCGCGTTCCAGAAGCGCCGCGACTTCTGCGCATCGACGGTCTTGCGCATGGAGCGCCCGGCGGCGCCGCCGAACTTGGCCTCGACGCCCTGCTTCCACTGGTCGAGCACTTCGCCGAAGCTACGGGTGCGGCCGGCAACATAGCGCGGGGTGTAGCCCTCGCTGTCGGGCTGCGCGGTGAGGTGCTCGCGCTCCTCGACCGGGTAGCCGAAGGTTTCGAGCTTGCTGGCGAGATTGTCGGCCTCGGCCTTCAGCGGCGCGACGTGCTTGTCGTAAAGATCGCGCTCCTCGGGCGTGAGCGTCACGCCCTTGGGGTCTTCCTCGAAGTGGTAGAGCTTCTCCCAGGTATCAGACGCCACCCCCTCGGGGACTTCCTTCAGCGCCTTCAGCGTGTCGATCCGGTCGGCAACCTTGTTGCCCTCGAGCTGGAAGAGCTGATCCTCGAAGCTGCGCGGCTTGGTCAGCACCGGCGGGTGTGCGAGTGCGCCCTCGCTCGGCATGGCGGACGCGGCGGCCGGCGGCGCGGCGGGCGCAGGCCCAGGTGGGGGACTTGCCGGTGCCGCTGGCGGGACTTCAGGAGGAGCCGCGGCCGGCGGCGCTGGCCCCGTGGCAGCAGCTTCGCCCTCCGGCGCCGGCGCCGCTACGGCGGTGGGTTTCGGCGCTTCGGTGACAGGCTTCGGCGCCTCGGCGGCGCGTGCCGCAGCAGCAGCCTCCGCCCCGGTGCGCGCAGCGCCCAGCCCGCCCTTGGGGCCAAGCGCCATCGTGGCCTGGCCGATGGCCTTCTCGCCTTCCGCGGCCGGGATCTGGAAACCCTTGGGCAGCAGGCCCGTGCCCTTCTCGACGGCCTGGCCGAATGGCTTGGCGACCAGCGCGGTGAAGAGGCCCGAGAGTGGCGAGGTGACGAGGTTGAAGGCATCGACCGCGCTCTTGCCGGTGGACATCAGCCGGTCGAAATGCGCCTTCTGCTCGTCCCAAAAGTTCTCGGGCGGCGCCTTCGACGGATCGGGCAGGCTGTTGAGGAAATCGGTCTTCAGTTGCTCCCAGGAGCCTTTGACGGCGCTGCCAACTTCGCCCGCGACATACGAGGCCGCGCGGCCGGGGAGCGTCGTCGGGCTGGGCGCGTCATCCACGGGCGTGCCCGCAAACACCATCTTGGGTCCGCCGGCATCATTGGCGGGCGCGGTATCGTTCGCTGGCGCAGCAGGGGCTGCGGGGGAGACGGGGGTACCCTTGAAAACCATGCGCGGCGGCGGCGCTGCCGCTGGAGACGGCGGCGCGTTATCGACGGGCGTTCCGGCGAATACGGGCATGTCACGGTTTCTTCTTCACGCCTTCGTCATCCTGGAAATACGCGCCCGAGGGGAGAGCATCGTAATCGGCCTGGCTCGTCGGCTTGGCGGGATTATCTTTGGTGCCGGCCGCGTCACCTTCGAGCGCGTTCTTGGAATCATTCCAAGCCCGCAGCTTGGGGTTGCCCTTGCGCGCGTCGATCATGTCCTTCGCGGCGGCGTCGCGCTGGCGCACCAGGTCATCGTACTTCTTGCGCGCTTCGGTGCCGACCGCGGGCGGATAACCCATGTTCTTTTGCCGGATGTCGGTGAGCTGGTCGTTGAGGGCCGAGCGCTTGGCGGCTGCTAGTTCATGAGCGGCCTGGGAGCCCGCGCCGGCTGCTGCGGCCACTCGATCCTGGTGTGAAAGATCCTGCCCGCGCTGCTGCGTCTCGAGGCGGAGCTTGGCAACGCGCTCCTGCATCTCGGTTCGCTCGGCGGCTTGGGACAGCCCCTTCTCCTTAATCTCGACTTGCTGGTCCTGATACCATTTCGTCTGCTCGAGCTTGCCTTGGGCAAGCGCCTGCTTGGCGGCCTCGCGATCTGCGTTCGACTTCGCCGCCGCGCCAAGATCGGCGGTCTTATCGCCGGTCGGGGCTATCCCAGCCTTCACCAGTAGCTGATCGAGCTTCGATTGCAGATCCGCCGTCTTGCGGTCGTTCAATCCTTGCTGCCCCAATTGCGCGATCTGCATGCGGATGTCGAGCGCATCGCGCTGCGCCGCGATGCGGTCGGCGCCCTGCGCGATCCGCTGATCCGCTTCTCGGATGCGCTCCTCGAGCGTCTGGGCCTGCATCTGGTTCTTGAAGTCCTGCATCTCCTGCCGGTACTGCAACTGCGCCATCGGCCCGAACGTGTTGATCGTGTTCGTGACCGCGCGGAAGAGCGTGTCGGGGCGGATGTTCGGGTTCGCCTTCTTGATGCGCGCGGCGATCGCATAGGGGTCGAGCGGGTTGCTGCCCGCGGAGCGCGGCTGTGGTTGTGGCTGCGGCTGAGCCTGCGGTTGCGGCGGACCAACTCCCGGTGGCGCCATCGGGGGACGGCCGCCGGGCGGAACACCGCCGGGCGGCAGCATGCCAGGAGGCGCCCCGCCCGCCCCTGGTGGACCAGGAGGACCGCCAGGAGGTCTCATCATTGCGGGAGGAGGCGAACCGGGACCGCCGACTGTGGGCGGAACGCCACCGCCGGCCATCGGACCCGCGCCCATGCTGGGCGGCGCCGGGGGCGGCTGGTACTGGCTGGTATCGTCGATCAGCCCCAAGCCCGCAGCGACGTTCGCCTGATCCTCTTGCTGCTGCTGCTGGAGCAACTGCTGCGCGCGCGCGGTCTGGACGCGCTGCTCTGCGATCCGCGCCTGCTGCTCCTCGGCCTTCATGTAGCCGGGAGCGATGGCCGATAAAAAGGACGCGTTGAACCCTGCCACCACTCACCCCCTCAGTATGGCGTCGCGACTTGGCCCGGCTGGTTTACCGTGGATGGGTCGTAGTACAGATTCGGATTGGAATAGGTCTGGTAGTTCGCGCTGCCCGGCGCGTAGGTCGAAGGCGATCCCGATCCGCCAAAGAGACCGCTGAGAGCGCTTTGAACGCCGGAGGTATTAAGGGTGTTGCCGAATTGCTGAATGCCAGCCCCCATATTCGAGCCGAGCGTCTGCTGCTGGTTGAACAGTTGCTGATTCGCATTTTGATTGGCTTGCACGGCATTGAGCGCCCCTGTCGATGCATTCTGCCCATATTGCAGATAGGGCATAAGCGCCGCCATGGTCTGCGCATCCATCCCGTAAGAGCCTTGCAGGAGCTGATTATAGTTGCCGATCTGAGTGCCCAAATTCGTCTGCTGCCCGAGGGCGGTCTGATAGGGCAGCCCCGACATGGTTCCGATCTGTCCTGCCGCGCCGGTGTTGAGGTCGTAAGCGGCTGACACACCCTTGCCCGCCGCATTGACGATGTTGCCGTAGCCCGCTTCTGCGTTGCCGTAGCCTTGCAGCGCTTGCTGATATGCCTGCGACGCCTGTTGCTGGCGCGCAAGCTGGGCATTCTGCCAGTCGATGTTGAAGTTGGAGAGGCCCTGGCCTTGCACGCCCGCGCCGTAAGGGGTGCCGCTCAAGCCCTGCATGGCGTTGACCGCCGCGAGCTGGTCGCTCACCTGCTGCTGCGTGCGATTGTACAGCGCGTTTTGTGGGTCGAATCCGGTTTGCGCAACCTGCCCCGCAAGGTTCATGCCTTGTCCGGCATACCCCATCCCCTGCGCAGCGTACGGCACCGCGCCCATCCCGAGGCCGTACATCATGTTCGCGCCGCCTTGGGCCTGCGGCAGGGTTTGCGCGGCGGTCATGTCGTATGCCTGTTGCGCGCCCTGCGTCGCAAGCCCCGCGCCCGGCGTGTTCCCTACTCCCGACAAATATTGATTGAGATAGGGCGGCAGCGTGGCTTGCTGTTGAATGCCGCCTGCCCCGTACGTGTTGACGATGTTATTATAAAGTTGATCCATATAGGGCTGGCCCATCGGCTGGTAGGGCGTTTGCGCAGTCGGGATACCGCCGCCGCTATATCCGCCGCCGCTATATCCGCCGCCGCCGCTGCCGCCCATTGAGCCAGCTAGCGTGCTTCCCAGCGAAGCCGCCGATGCTGCCAGACCGACGCCCGCACCTACCGCTGCAACTCCCATCGGACCACTTCCTTAATCAAGCGACAAGTTCCAGGCGATAGAGACTGCCGAATTCTTCCGCGCCAAGCCGGCGATAGAGAGCACCCATCCTTGGACCGTCGCCACGCACACCCGCATAAAAAAGAGCCGCTCGAGCGCCGCGCGCCTTCAAGGCCGCGAGAGAAGCGCGCTGCAATTTGACGCCGATCCCGGGCATATCCTTGGACACGTAAAAAGTATTGTGCAGGCCGGTGAACTCGCCGCGCACCTCGAGCGACGGGTTTAACACCGCCATCAGATAGCCGAACATCCGGCCGTTGGCGCGGGCGGTCGTGATCTGCATGTATCCCGTGTCGTACATCATTTTCATAAGCGGAAGATCTTTGTTCTTCCAGTTGTCGGGCGCCTCGCCGACCTCGACCAGATGCTCTGCAAACAGCCTCTGGCCGTCGCGCACCCAAGCGCCGAAGGTCTCCTGCTGAAAGGTCACCCCGTCGGACGACTGCGGCGGGCGAACCGCAATCTGCGCCCGGCAATGCGCCGCCGCGATCTTCGCGATCTTGTCCATCGGCTCGCGATAGGAGAGCACGTAGCGGGCAAGCGCGCGCATGTTGCACTGCATGTTTGTTGACCGGCACTGCTCCCACCAGGCCGCATCGAACTTGTACGGCAGGCAGTGTTCCCATACCGCCTTGACCACCTCTTCCCTATCCAGATCCGCGTAATCGACGGAGAGGACGTTCGGCAAGCGCTTGGCGATCTGTTGCAGCTTGGCATCGAGGCGCTCCATGCGAGCGCGCAAGACGGTCTCGGAAAATACGAGAACGCCGCTGAGGTCGAGCGCCATGAGGCTCTTCACGACATCGGCGACGGGGCGGCGCACGACGACAATGTTTATCGCTGGATCAATGAGCCGCCAGAAGGGTGCAATCGCCGTTTCCGCCGAGCCGTGGAAGTCTTGCTCGAGCCACGTCTTGGCGTCCTCGAGCGAGCGCAGATAGCGCGCCTCTTCATGCCCGCAGGAATAATCGCCATACGAAAGAAACTTCGACAGCCAGTAAGTCCGCGACCGGGGAAGAGCGAGCACGAGAAACATTATGCGAGGCCGGGATTGTCGGAGCGCTCGTCTTGCTCCCGGCGATACATCTCGAAGACCAGATGCAGGGACCGATGCGGCCCCCAATTGGCGGCGCAGTGCCGGACTTGGTGGTCGAAGAACCACAGCGACCCGACCGTCATGTGTTGCATCTGCGGCCCGGCATACATGAGACAGCCGGGATTGGTGACGAGCGGCAGATGAAACCGGATCGTGCGCTCGCAATAAGGCCCGTCATCGACGCGCCACAAGGGAGTCGAGCCGGGGTCGAAGCGCGAGATCATCGCCCGCGCCATCTCGCCGCTGAGATACTGGCGCGCGACCGGCTCGGCCATGATTGCGCTCTTGGCTGCGTGCAGCAGCCGCTGCATGCTGCGCCATGGATGCAGATCGGCGGCGTCGTGCACCGGGAGATCCTCGAGCCAGTTCTCCGGCGTGATGTCGTCGTGGGCGCGCAGGAGCAGCGACACATCCTCGCCGCGCGCCTCGACCGGCAACCATTTGTCCGGCATCAGCTTCACGAGGATCGGCATCACCGCCATCGTGTCGAAGTGGCCGATGAACCGGAACCCGCTCACGGCCCGAGCACATAGAAGGCGTGGCAGCCGATCACCTTGGCGATCGGCTTAGCCTTCGCCCAGGCAGAGCCGGCGCCGATGCGCTCGAAATGGGTGGGGTGCCGTCCCTTCGCATCGCAGGCGGGGTCCGGGACATCGCCCTCGAACACGGCGCGCACGATATCGCGAAGCTCGGGCAGATCGGGTGCATCGTCGCGGAGAGCGAGTAATGCGGCGCGCTCCGGGTCATTCCGTAACCAGCACGGGAAATGATCGTGTCGCATGCAGACCTCTTTGACCGACCGGCCAAAGAGGCCACCCGAGAAAGACCGGGTGCGGATGACCCAGGCGATCGCTTGCTGACCCTCGAGCGGCTCGCCGCGGCAGAGGCCGTAAAGCGTGCGGGCGGCGATGTCGATGTCAGCGTCGTTGCAGACGCAGACCTCGACCATCGCTAGGCGGTTCTCGGCCCCAAAGTCTTCGGACTGGGCGCCGTGCCCTCGCGGGTTGCGCCCTTGTCGATGTCGCCGCCCTTGGTGGTGGCGAAGCCGCTTTTGTCATGGCCCGGCGGATTGTGCCGCTTCAGACCTTCTTTCAGCACGTCTGTCATACCACGGCCCTCCTATCGGAATTCGGCCGCATTGTACGCTCTGGGTTATGTAAAATGAAAGCCTCAGCGCGTCGGCAAGCACGTCGCGAGGATTTGCGCAAGTAGCTCGGTGCGGCGATCAAGCTGCCGCTCCAAGAACCACATGGTTGAGCCGAGAAAGATCGCGTTGATGAATAGCAACATGAGGAACACGGCGGGCAGTCCGGCGAGGATACCACCGCCAACATCAATCGCCTTGTGCAGGATGCCCTTGTCGTCGGTCACAACGGCCGGCGCAGGAGCGGTCCGCCGGCGAAGAGGCCGACGCGATCGAGCAGGACGAGGATGATGACAAGCGCGAGGATCACCTTCACGACGATATTGA